AGTATCAGTGTCAGACAGAGAAATATCAACTATTCCTCCTGCTCTATTTGTATAAGCAACTGTAAAATCAGCATATTTTGTGGTGCGTGAATCGTCATAAACCTGTGCTGCAACTGTAAAACCTGTAAGGTTTATCGCAGATCCTGTAGAATCTTTAAAAGTTAAACGTAAAGGAAAATCTGCTCTACGCTGTACAGTAAAATTCTTTTTTCCAGGAATAACAGCCATTAGCTATATGGTGATGTGCCTAGTATATCAGTTTTCCATTGTGCTTTAAGTGCATCTGTATCAGAAGCAGCAGCGATTTCAGAGTCAGCAGGAGCATCTCTTAGTGCCTGTTTTTTGGCAACAATATCAGTTGTACTCGTTCCAGCTTCTAATGCTTTTGTAAACTGAACGTCAAGTTCTGCAAATTTTGATTCTCTTGCAGTACGAATGTTAGTTTTATGAATTTCTCTGGCTTTTGCCATATCTATGCCAAATCCCATGTTTTACTCCGTATAAGTCCAAGCGTTTCTAAAACTTCTATCAGTAGGAATTTCAGACTTATCCACAGTATAAACTGTCTTATCACTAGGGCAATCTTTTGCTTTTATTTCTTCTAAAGTTAATCCACAATTATCTGCTGGATAAACTATACAAATACCACCATCATCATTCTCATAGATAAATCTTTTGTCTGAATTAGCCATAAGTTTTTGTTTTTCTTAGTATATCTTAACTCCTACTAATCGCCAAAAACAGCACAACAAATAATAGGATCATCTCTTGTATACAAACCGTTTACAAGACCACCTACAAAATGAGAGTTTACTCTAAAAGTAGTAGTTGTTAAACTATTACACACACCAGCACCTCTAATAGCTCCTGTAGCAGTATCTCCTGATGTAACGTTTACGACATAGGTTGTAGTGTCCATTTGAGTAGCCATGGTCACAGTATAATCACCTTGACCATTATCAGTAACACTACTCACATTAAAAGCATCTCTGATACCATTATTTGCCTCAGTAAAAGGTGACGTGCCAAAGGTACCATCAAAATTAACCCATGCTTTAGCTCTACCTTTTGAAATTTGTTCTGTTGTTGAACCATTGTTACCATTAGGATCTAAGATATTTGTAACATTCAAATCTGTAGCTTGTACATTCGTAGCAACTAAGGTTGCAATTCCATTAATTGTTGTAGCAGTAGCACCTAAACTAATAGATGTATTTCCAACTGTCACAGACGAATTTGCTAAATTACTGTTTGCAATTGAAGAAGCACTTGTTAAAAGTGTTCCTGTCTCATCAGGCAATGTAATAGTTTTATTTGAAGAAGAAACAGTCGAAGGTGCTTTTATTTCAACAAAGGGAGAACCATCAGAATCTTGCAATCTCAAAGCAAGTCCATTTTTTATATCAATGCCGTTATCACTTATTAACGCTCTCTCTACTCCTCCTGTTGAAAAACCTATAATATTTGATGCAGCCCTGTACATTCCTGTATCAGAATCTCCATCAAAACTAAATGATGGTGCATCTGCTCCTGTGGTGTCATGACCTAAAATATTACCTGTCATAGTACCACCAGCTATAGGTAATAAACCTAAATTTACAGTATCTACTGGACCTATCGTTGTAAAACCATTATTAGAAGAGTTTCTAATTTTTAAATTATTATTATCAGCAGTATCAACATAAGGCATAAATGCCTCTGTATTTGTTGGATCTGAACCTCCACTATTCAGTGTTTTTATAGCACTAAAAACTGAATTAAGATCACTTCTAACAGAAGCTCCAGAAGCATTAGCTATATTATAGTCTGCGACTTGAGCCATAATTAATAATTAAACACCTTTACCATATCCTACAGCAGAAAAAGTGAAAGATCTATCAACAAAACTAGAACCATTTTTAATACTTACAGTAAATTGCGTACCAGAAACGTTAGTTACAGTAAAGAAATCTCCTGATTGTGCATTTTGAATTGTTATACCAACAATAGGAAGAAAGGCATTTGCACCGCCCAGTGATGACGTTCCAACAAAAAATGGTGTTCCAAAGGTCACCGTCTTGCCAGAGGAAGATGTCCCAGACTGTTGTGGTGCGGTAGAAGTTCCACTGCCTGTCTGATAATTTTGCTCTGTCCTTGATTGGAACAGGGCTGTAAAACCTGCTTGTTGTACATTAATATTTTGTGCAGTATTAGTTGCTTCCAGTAGAAGTTTGAATTTAAATCTTCTTCCTTTAAAATTACCATTTGCAAAATTATTAAATGCACCAAATGATCCTGATGCTGTCTGTGATGTTGCAACTTGTATTTGGCAATCAACTTCATCTGCTGCTGGACCGTCAAAATTACCGTCTGTTGCGTAATCATCCCAAAAATTACCTGATGGAATAAGAGTTTCAATATTATTACCAATATTAAAACCAACAGCTTGTAGTTTTCTTGTTAGATCAAGAGAAAATACGCCTCCTAAATCAACGATAGATGCAAATTCATATTCTCCTGTTGAATTTGTAGCTGGATTACTAAGTCGTAAAGCACTAGCGGTACTATCAAAAGTCGTATTAGTAAACAAACTACTATTCGTGTTATTAAATGGTGGACTCAATAAATCTTCTCTTTGTGTAAGTATTGTCTGCGTATCAATTAAATCTGGTAAATCAATAATAATACTTGTTTCTCCCAGACTAAAATTACCTTGGTCATCTTGAAACTTTAAAATATATTCTCCTTCTAGAAAAGGTACTATTGCATCAGTGGTATTACCAGATAGAGCAGATACAAGATCTACTGAGTTTTGAAATGTACCAGTCCCATCTGTTAAATTACTGTGCCTTACATAAACTCTTCCTCCATGTAAAACATCAGGATCTACGGCTCTTGCCCACCTAAGTCTGACTAATTTATTGGTAATTGGTTCTACAGATAAGTTTTGAACATTGCCTGGTGGATTTGATTTCCCAACCGCATTGAAACTTAAATTACTTGATGTAGCTGATAATTTTAAACCAGCATTATAAGAAAATACTTTGAACTCATAAGTACCAGCTTCAGTATTTAACAATTCAAAGTCAGGTCTGAACACATTTTCGCTTACCCAGTTTGTGTTATTAAATCTATACTGAACAAGATATTGATTTACCCCTGTAACAGAAACCCAAGACACTATAATTTTTGGAACTGCTAAAGCATTAATTACAACAATTTTTTCTGATGCCTGTAGGTTTGCTGGTGGATCTTTTGGCTCGTTTAATAAAGATACATTTCTTGCAGGTAACGTAATACCTTGCATTGAATCTATCGCTGCATATTTTGGGCTAACTCCTGTTGCATAATTATAGTTATAACTTAAAGCTGTAATTGCATAATTTATACCATCTTGTTCTTCAACTGATATAACTCTAAAAGTATGTGCCTCTAAAGTAGAACTCTGTAGTAACCATAAAGCATTTATATTAGGTGTTGCAGATAAGGCCGAATCTAATGTAATTACACTACCTATAATTCCATTTACATTTTTGGTTTCTACTGTGCCGTCAGGCAATATCACACTACATTTTTTATTTGTTCCAGTAAATGTATTTAAATCAGTTGTATTATCTACTGTTATTTCTTTTTTATCTATACTCACAGCTTTAATTCTTCCTGATCGTCTTTTTCCAGCACGAACAGGGTCATTTACAGAAATAACAGACCCAGGTCTGACAATCGCTCCAGCATCTATTGAAGTTGTAAAACTAACCACCTCCGTTTCCTGCTCCTCGCTTAGTAGTACAGCCTTTCCTAATCTTCGTGCTTGCCCTCTAGATGTACAGGCAAAGGCCCTAATATCTTTTTTTACAATTCCTAACTTAGCCTGTCTATCAATATCTTCTTGCAAAGCATTTGGACCATCTACATCATCTCCAACAACTTCATAATCTATTTCTCTACTATCCATATTAAAATAGCTGACAGAAATAATACTGTGTCTTTGTTTTAAACTACTACCAGAGTAAGAAAATCCACCTTCACCTACGTTTGCCAAACTAAATAAATAGCTTGGATCTGTTGGTCTATCTTGTGAAATAGTAACAGAACCTTCAGACCAGATAGGAAAACATCTCATAACACCAGCTAATTCATTTATTAGCGTGTATGCCTCCATAGATCCCTGTAAATTTACATTGCAACTAAACCTTGCTTCTTGTCCATTAAAACCGTCTGATACCAGTTCATTGGCATACTTACTAGCTGCTACAAAACTAAATAAATCTAAATTACTGTCTGTAATATGCGTTCCAAAGCCGTATCTTTCGGTAGTTAATAGGTCAAGAAGTACCATTGCAGGACATGAACACCATTGGGCTGCACCCATTGTTCCGTTGAAAATATAACCACTTGGATAAATTATTCTTCCTGTTTGTATGTCAACTTTTGGAATACCAGTAAAAGTACAATTAGACGTTGCAACAGTTTGCGAAGTCCCTGAAGTAAATGTAAAATTATCTGCATTTGGAACTGTTTGGATTGTGTATGTTCCATCTACACCGTTTCCAGAAGTTGCATTAAAAAATATTTTATCTCCTACAGATAATCCATGATCAGTGTTGTTTATAGTGACAACAGTAGTAGATTGAGTATAAGTAGCAGTGACGACATTAGAACCTACACCTGGTATTCTTACTTTTACTCCACGAATACGAAAAGCTCTTTTTGGTATGGAGCTAAATTGTTCAGAATCTATTCTTAAATTTGTATAAGCACTGTTTAAATATCTTTGTTTATCATCAATTAATAATTGGATACTACTTACATTAAAAGCATCTGCAATATTACCTCCTGATGGTTGATCATCTGTTACTCTTTCTATCTTTACATTTGCAAAAGTATAACCATCAGGTAAATCAATTCTGTATTCTTTTGAATAAGCATCAGCAGTTCTACCAGTTATAGTATCTGTTACTTTTTGTGTATAACTTGTTTCGCTATTTACTTTTAAAGAAATTTTTAATTCTACAGTTGAACCTAATAAATCACCTTGATCTGTTGCTTTCTGTATTTGTGAAAAAGTAACAGTTACTTTTACAGCATCTTTTCCTGTAGGTAAATCCCTTGCAACACCACCATTACTTTTACTACATAGAACAGGAACAAAATTAGATAGAGGACTTTGTGATTGTTGTATTCCAGGTATATGCTCTTGGTTTCCTGTTCCAAAACGAGGTGTAAAACTTACATTTTGAAAGTTAAAATCAGAAGTCTGTGGATCCGTGTTACTTGCATCAGATTGAAGGATAGACGTATCGTTTAAAAATATATCTTTTAATGCTGCATTGTTATATGCTGTAGTTCCTTTTGTAAGTCCTGCTTTTGATGGCGTAGCAAAACCTTCTATCTCTCCTTCAGATAATAAATCTTGGATCGTAGCAAACTGTCTACTGTTTAAAGTATCAGGTGCTCTTGTTGGACGTGGTGGAGATGGAGGAGGACCACCAGAACCTCTAATAATTTTATTTGTCATGCTGTCACCTGATTAGTGTCAATACCAGCAGAGATAACAACTGATCCTGTTACTATCTCACCATAAGCTATTGGGTGTGAAGTGCCAGCCCTACTTGTATTTTGAACACCAGAGAAACTAAATGATATTCTTGGATCTTCTTCATTATTAAAATCCTGTGGTTGAGGTAAAGGGAACAACATTTCACTTACACCCATAAGAGTTAAACCAATACCAATATTTCCAGCAAGAGCAGCAAAACTAAACTTACCAGCAACAGTA